GATATCGTCGATTCCGCGTCGCGTACCTCGAGATCGGCAAAGGCAACGGCAAGTCGCCGATGGTCGGCGGTCTCGGTCTGTACGCGTTGGCGGCCGATGGCGAACGCGAAGCCGAGGTCTACTTCGCCGCGACGATGAAGGAGCAAGCAAAGATTTCCTTTCGCGACGCGGAGATCATCTACGACAACAGTCCGGCCCTGCAGAAGCGGATCCGCAAACACCGTGACAACCTGAGCATTGCAGCGAGTCATTCGTTCTGCCGGCCGATTTCGTCAGAGAAGCGCGGCCTCGACGGCAAGCGGCCGCATTTCGTCGGCATCGACGAAGTGCATGAGCATTCGAGTCCGGTCGTGGTCGACAAGATGCGCGCCGGCACCAAAGGCCGGCGCCAGGCGCTGATTTTCCTGATTACGAACTCAGGCAGCGACCGCGAGAGCGTCTGCTACTACTACCACGAGTACTCGCGCAAGATCCTCGAGGGCACACTCGAGAACGATTCCCACTACGCGTTCGTCTGCCATCTCGACGCGTGCGAAGAGTGCTATCGGCTCGGCCATCTGCAGCCGAACCCTGGATGCGCAAACTGCGACTCGTGGCTTGACGAGGACACCTGGGTGAAAGCGAATCCTGGCCTCGGCGTGATCATCCAGAAAAAATATCTGTCGGAACAAGTGACCGAGGCCGTGGCGATGCCGACGAAGGAAAACATCGTCAAGCGCCTCAACTTCTGCATGTGGACGCAGGCCGACGTGCGCGCGATCGGAACGCAGGCCTGGGCCGCATGCGGCGGCGCCGGCGCCGAAGATCACGTAGCCTGGCGCGCGCGCAAGATGCAGGAACTGCGCGGCCGGCATTGTTTCACCGGCGTCGATCTCGGCTCGACCGACGACCTCACGGCGACGGTCGACTTCTTCCCAAAGCAAGAGGGCGTGCCGAAGGCCGTGGTGCTGCCCTATTTCTACTGTCCTGAAAACGGCGTCGCGCTTCGAACTCAGCGCGACCGGATCCCGTACGAGCTGTGGCGCGACCAGGGCTTCATTCTCGCAACGCCAGGCGACGTCCGCGACGACAGCTACATCCGCAGGGATCTCAACATGCGCGCCAGTCAGTACATGATCGGGGAAGTTCGATTCGATCCCTACCGCGCGCTGCTGCTCGTGAATGAGCTGCAGGCGGACGGACTGAAACTCGAGGGACACCGGCAAGGTTTCATTTCCATGACGGATCCCGTCGACGCGGTCCTCGGAATGATCAGGTCCGGCGACTTCGAGCACGGCAACAATCCCGTGCTGACCTGGATGGCCGACAACCTGGTCGTGCTGCAGGACGCGGCCGGCAATAAGAAACCAGTGAAACCGAGCAACGCGAACTCGCCGAAGAAAATCGACGGCATGGTTGCCTTCATGCTCGCCAAGGCCGCGGCCGACGCGCACCCGATCCCGGACCGGCCACGATGCTATCGACTATGAGCACACAGCCGACACCGATGCCGAAACCGGCGCCCACGAAAGAGGAAAGACAAAAGCGCCAAGAAAAGCTCAGCGACCGGATGTATTTCCTCGGCGCCGCGGCGATCGCCCTCGGCTTCGGCTTCTTTCACCCGCGGCCAGCGTTCGGTCTGATCGCTGCCGGCGCGTTTCTGGCATTGCCACCGCTGCTCGATCTCCTGAGCGCCTTTATCCGAGGCATCCGGCGGAGAAACTAACCAATGGGCCTGCTCGCAGAATTCAGAACCTCGCTCGAGAATCCGCAGACACCGCTCTCGTTCCCCGCTGAGTGGTTGCTCGACATCTTCAACGGCGGCCGCACCGACAGCGGCATCCGCGTCTCGGAGATGACGGCGCTGCAGGTGACGACGGTTCTCGCGTGCGTGGCGCTGAAAGCTGGCGCGATCGCAGCACTCGACTGGCAGATCTTCGAAAAGATGGTCAACGGCGACGGCCGTCATTCGCGGCGGATCGCGATCGATCACGACTATTGGGACCTGCTGCACGACGAGCCGAATCCTGAGATGTCGAGCTTCACGATGCGGAACACCGTCCAGGCGCACCGCATGCTGTGGGGCAACGGGTACATCGAACTCCAGCGCGATGGCGGAAACCGGATCGTCGCCATGTGGCCTCGACAGCCGGCCAAGATGAAACTGCGGCGCGCGAATCAGAAGATGACGATCGCGGGCGAGCTCGTGCGGCCGGGAGATCTGTTCTATGCAACGACCGAAGGCCAGGAAACGTTCAGCGTCGTCGACGTCGATGAAACCGTGAACGATGGACATTCCAGCGAGCGCGGCATTCTGCCGGCGGACATGATCCATCTGCCAGGTCTTTCGCTCGACGGCCGGATCGGCCAGGACACCGTGCAACTCGCGCGCAATGCGATCGGCCTCGCGCTCGCGACTGAGAAGTTCGGTGGGAAGTTCTTCGGCAACGGTGCGCTCGGATACGGGATCTTCAAGCTTCCTGGCACGCTGCCAAACGAACAATTCGACAAGTTCAGAAACGAAGTACAAGAGGCCTGGGGCGGCGAGAACGTCAACCGGCCGCTGATCCTGCAGGGCGGCCAGGATTACACGCCGACGTCGACCAAGCCGAACGAAGCGCAATTCATCGACACGCGAAACTTTCAGATTGCCGAGATCTGCCGCGTGATGGGAAACGTTCCGCCTCACATGATCGGTGTCACCGAAAAAACCAGCCGGGCGAATGTGGAGCAGATCGGCCAGGAGTTCCTCTCGTTCTCTTTGCGGCCGGACCTGACCTGCTGGTGCCAGGAAACACGTCGCAAGATGCTTCCGCACGCCTCTGTCGGCCGCAATGCCGGCCGAAAGTTCGGGATCGGCTTCGATACCTGGCCTCTGGTCACGCCGGCGGCCGCAGATCTGCGGACGTTCATTCAGGCGATGGTGCAATGGGGCGTGTGGGCTCCGAACGATGCGCGCGAGCGCCTCGGCGAGAATCCACTAAAGGATCCTGGCGCCGACGTCACCTGGATGCAGATCAACATGGCGCCGGTCGACCAGCTCTACGAGACACCAGCGCTGCCAAGCGCAGGCGGCGGCGGCCAGGATAACGGGGGCCAGTACAGCCAACGCCTCGTTCAACGCGTCGTGCGCGCCTATTCTCGCCTCTTTGTCGATGCTTTCGGCCGCTTTAGCACGCGATCGGACAGCGATATCGGCACCTTCCGGAAGATTTTTCTACCGGTCCTGACCAGCATCGGCGAGGAGCTCGAGCGCCACGCCGCGGAGCTGCTGCATACCGAGCCGGCCGGCGACACCTTCGTGTTCTCGAAGTTCATGGTCGGATACGTCGAAACCATGCACCACCGCTCGCAGAACGAGGCCTGGGCCTCGGCTAACGGCGAGCTGCAGGCTATTTGTCAGCGCGAGCTCTTGCGCGCCGTCCGCGCGATCGCCGTGGAGGCGTATCGCAGCGCCGCAACCGCGGCCGCGAAAAAAGAAACCGAAACCGAGGTCACACAGCCATGAAACTGGAACGTCGATTTGTGAAGGGCGCACAGGTGCGCGCCAAAAAGGGCGACACGCCGGCGATCGAGGGATACGGCGCAGTGTTCGGCCAGGACTATGTGCTCTACGAGGACTCGAAGTACCGCATCGTCGAACGCATCACGCCTGGCGCTTTCCAGCGCGTCCTCCAGGAGAAGCAGGACACGCGCTGCCTCTTCAACCATGACGCCGACAACGTCCTCGGCCGCTCGACGAATAACACGCTGCGAATGAACGAGGACAGCGACGGCCTGCATTTCGAGAACGATCTCGATCTCCGCACCACGGTCGGCCAGAACGTGCAGGCCTTCGTCGACCGCGGCGACGTCAGTGGCTGCAGCTTCGCGTTCACCGTCTCGAAACAAACCTGGCGCGACGAAAAAGGATCCGATGGCAAGCAGGTCTCGACGCGCGAGATCGATGAGATCGACCAGCTCTATGACGTCGGGCCTGTCACCTATCCCGCCTACACCGGCACCAGCGTCGCCGCTCGATCGGAGATGCGCTCGGCCGTGATGGCGATCGAAGGTCTGCCTGTCACTCTGCGTCACGCGCTCGCGATCGCGCGCGCGGCCGACGGCCAGGAGTGCTCCTGCCAATGCCGCGCCTGCTACGGCGGCGACCATGAAGAGTGCGAGATGTGCATGGTGAATTGTGGCGACGAAGAAAACTGTGATCACACGATGCAGGACGATGGCGATCGTGCCGGCCGCGGCGATTCGAAACCGACCAAGCGCGTCGACAGCGAGGACCTGACCAGCGACTGCTTTGTTTACGTCGGAGATCCGCAGAAGCCGGCGACCTGGGCGCTGCCGTGGAAGTTCAAGACGACCGCGAAGATCAAATCGCATCTCCGCAACGCGCTCGCGCGCTTCAATCAGACCAAGAAGATCCCGACCGACAAGAAGGCGGATGCCTGGAAGAAACTCGTCAATCTCTGCAAAAAGTACGGCGTCAAGGTCAGCGACCAGGAAGCAAAGGCCTGGGGTCTCACACCGGAGCAACGCGATCAGATCGGCGCCGGCACTCGCTGCCAGTGCGACTGTCCGGAATGCCAGGTCGGCGATTGCGCGCATTGCAGCGACGCCGACTGCACGGATCCGGGATGCAACCACGACGGAGCTGACGGTGGCGCCGCGGATCAGGACGATGACGATCGCGCGGCCGATCTGGTGGAGGTCGACGCGCGCCTGCGGCGCTCGGGCTTCGCGCTGATCAAGTAGCAACTTCCAACAAGTTCGGACCAGGACGCGCGCCGGAAGCGGCTCGGCGTGACAGCCGAAGCGTGGACCTGGCCAACGTGCAGTCTGCCGGCGGCGCCGGCCGGCGAGCGCGGACGTTTGAGAAATTCACAAATTCACGAATTGGAGAAACGACAATGGCACAGTCCCATAGCAGACTCCGCGAGCTTCGCGAGCTGATCAATCAGAAAAACCAGGAAGCGCAGGCCTTCCGCAAAAAGATCGCCGACGCTGCAACATCCGCGGCCGATCGCAAAGCGGCGCGCACCTCCTTCGACGCACTTATGGATGAGGTCGACCGGCTGATCGCAGAGCGCGACGAAATCGTAGCCGACAATGAGCGCGAAGCGCGTGGCCAGAATCTCGACGACCAGATGCGCGACTCGCGCCGGCCAGGTAACGACGATCCCGAAGCGGAGCAGCAACGCCGCGACGGAGTCCATGCCCACGTCATCACCTACAACGCCGCGCTGAAGCGTCACGGCGTGATCGTCACCAAGAAGGGCGGCCAGCTCAACTTCCGCAACGTCGCGCTGGAGAATTGCCACAGCGACGTGCGCGCGACGGTCGAGAACCTGAACGAGCGCTACTTCAGCGCGCTGAAGCGGTATTTCATCTCGTTCATGTTGGGCGACACCAACCGCTGCTCGGCCGACGATCGCGAGATCGTGTTCGGCCGTCACGCGGACTTCCGCGGCTTCCTCCACACGCCGAGCCTGAGCGAGTCTGAGAAGCGCGACATGGGAATCGGCACGCTGACCCTCGGCGGATATTTTGTGCCGAAGGGCTTCGTCTACGACGTGGAAGAGGCCCTGAAGTACTACGGGCCGATGCTGCTCGTGGCCGACATCATGGACACGGCAACCGGGCAACCGCTGCCCTACCCGACCGACAACGACACCACGGTGTCGGGCGAGCTCGTCGGCGAAGGAATCCAGGTCACGGAGAAGGACGTGCTGATCGGTCAGGTGCTCTTCGGCGCCTACAAGTTCTCGAGCAAGATGGTGAAACTCTCGCTCGAGCTGATGCAGGACTCCGCCTTCGACATGGAGTCCTACCTCAAAAGGAAACTGACCATCCGCATCGGTCGCGCTTACAACACCTACTTCACGAACGGAACCGGCACGAACCAGCCGAACGGAATCGTGACGGCCGTGATCGCGGCTTGCGGCACTCCCAATGCTGCAGCGGGACAGGCCTACGGAACACCGCTCATCGCGAGTGGCGCCTCCGCCAACGACGGCGGAGCCGAAACCGGCGGAACCTCGATCGGATCGCAGGACATCGTCAACCTCGAGCACACCGTCGATCCGCTCTATCGCCGCGGCGCTGCTTACATGATGCACGACCAGTCGTTGCGACGCGTGAAGGTCCTGCTCGACAAGTACGGGCGGCCGCTGTGGCAGCAAGGCATGAGCGCCGGAGATCCGGACGAGCTGAACGGTTACGAGTACTACATCAACAACGACATGACCCCGGTCCCTGCCGTTGCTGCTGCGAACCAAAACACCGTGCTGTTCGGCCAGCTCGACAAGTACACAATCCGTCGCGTGCTCGAGCTCGGCATCATCACGCTGCGCGAGCGTTTCGCGGATTACGGCCAGCTCGCCGTGATCGGCTTCAGCCGTGCTGACGGCCAGCTCCTGGACGCTGGCACTCACCCGATCTGCTATCTGCAGCAGGCGGCCAGCTAGACCTGCAGGCGTGCGCGGCGTCGACCAGGCGCCGCGCGAGGCCTGACACCAGTTCCGAAAATTCGCAACAGGAGAAACACACATGAACTCGCTCGCATTCGCAGCTTTTCTCGTCAGCTTCAAATTGGCGACGGCCGCCAAGGCGACTATTGCCGCCTTGATTGCTGCCAGCGCCGCACTCTTCGGCACAACCATCACCGCGCCGACGCCAGGACCTCTCGTCCCGACCGCATCGCCTGATTCAGATACGGCCGTCGGCCAGGCCGCGAACCTGCCGTTCCAGTACGAAGTGCTGACCGGCACGACCGACGTCATCCAAGGCGGAGGCGGAGGTCTGGGATCCGTAAACGGCGGAGCGGCAGCACCGATCTGCGGGACGTCCTTCATCGAAACGGCTGGTGTCGACGCGGCAACGCTCGCGGCACCTGCAGCCGGCGCACCGTCGGCTGGCGGAAACGATGGACTCGAGATCACGATCGTCGACAACAGCGGACACGCGCACACCGTGACCGCACCGGCGAACTCGATCGTGCCGGCGCATCACCTGCTCACCTTCAACGGGACCCGCGGATCGTTCGTCACGCTGGTCGCGCGGAACGGCGTCTGGATCCCACTCGCCTCGTCCGGAGTCACCCCGAGCTAACCGGCTCGGCGCACGTCCTCGGGGCCGCGCGGCCACGCCGCGCGGCCTTCGAGAATTCTCTCGCCAGGAGAACTCGTATGTACAAACGCGTCCGCATCAAGGCCACAGGCCAGGTGCTCGAGATGGTCCCTCACGTCGCCGATCGCATGATCGCCGGCGGGACCGCGGAGCTCGTCACCGCGGAGAACAAAGCGATCGAAAGCCAGACCGTTGCTCCGCGAGCGGAGCGCGCCGTCACGCCGGCACAAGCCGGACCAGGCAGAAAAACTCGCAAGAGCGCGTAATTCATGGCCTATATCGTCGAAGAAAACGCGCCGCTGGTGGAACCTCTCACGCTGACGGACGTGAAAAACTTCCTGAAGATCCCTGCCGGCGTCACGGCGGACGATTCGTTCGTCGATGAGCTGATCCAGGGCGCGCGTGAGGAAGTGGAGGGCTACACCGGCCGCGCGCTGGTGAACACTAACTTCCGCCAGGTGCTCGATGCGTTTCCTTACTTCGTCGACACCGTGATGTCGCAAATGGCGTATCCGCCGAGCTATTACAGCCTGCCGCGCTACTCGACGACCTTGTGGAACTACTCGCAGATGATCAAGCTGCTGCGCTCGCCGCTGCAGCAGGTCTCGCGGATCGAGTACCTCGACAGCCAGAGCGCGACCTGGAAAAACCTTTATCCCGCGCTGCCGAATTGGGAACCGCTAACCGAGTACTTCATCTCAAACGAGATCGAAGATCCGAACGGAAACCTGCAGGTTGTCTCAGCTGTCACTGAGGGCGACGAAAACAAGACGTCGACGAGCGGTACCACGCAACCAACGTGGGCGACGGGCGACGGGCAAACGACGCAGGACAGCATGATCACCTGGACCTGCAAAGGTCCCGTCCCTGACTCAGGCGATTTCATCTATGACGCGGACACCGAGCCGGCGCGCATTTTCCCGATGCCAGGACAAACCTGGCCGTCAGTGCTCTATGAGCCGAACGCGGTGAAGATCCATTTCACCGCGGGCTATGGCAACGATGGGAACGCCGTGCCGGCGACACTGCGCCGCGTGATGCGTCTCCTGATTTCCGACGGCTACTACAACCGCGAGGTCAGCTTCGCCGGCGCGATCGCGATCAATCCGCGACTCGTCCAGATGCTGTATCGCTATCAAGTTCAGATCATCGCTCCGACCAGGGGCTAAGGAGAGACTCACCCATGAAAGAACACACTCATTCGTTTCTGCAGAAGGCGATCTCGGTCGCGCTCCTGCTGCTGATTGCCACGGTGTCCGCGTTCGCGTCGCCGACCGCACTGAGCACGCAGGTGCTGGTGCAAAACAACGCACAGGTGGGCGCCGGCGCGCTGACGCTGACGCTGACGGCCTGCGACACGGTGAATGGAAACAGCTTCACCGCAACCGGCCGCGAAATCATCATCGCGCAAAACACTGACACCTCTCCGCACGCGATCACGGTAACGCCGGTCGCGGATCCCTACGGAGGCACCAACACCACGCTAACCAGCTACTCGCTGCCGGCGTCGACGGTGAGCGCGATTCAGATGAAATATCTGATCGGATGGTCCTCGAGCGGGACGATCAGCATGACATGTACCTCGAACCTCGTGAAGTTCGCGATCGTTCAATACAACTAGCGCCGATGCCACTGCCTAGAATTGCATCGCGACCGCCAGGTCCTGGCACGTACACGCCGCCAGGCGCTTTTAGTCGGTGGGTCACGATCAACAATCCCGCGAATCCCACCGCCGGCGTCGTCGCGAGTCCTTTCTGCGACACCTGGGCCGCGATGCGCTCGATGAGCGGCCAGGAACTCGAGAAAGCGCAGCAGATCGCGCAGCACAGCACGCACATCATCACGGTCCCGTATCAGCCGGGAATTCCGCAGAACGGGACCGTCACGATGCTCGAGGGCAGCCTCGTCCGCACCTTCCAGGTCGAGTGGGTCGACGACGTCGAAGAGAGACACATCGAACTCCGCTTCTGGTGCTTCGAGATGCAGGCACAGACCAGCGGCAACTAGGAGGAAGTATCCAAATGACACCGCGACCAAACAAGCTGAGCATCGTCATCGGCCTGCTGATTTTCGTCGCGCTTTGCATGGTCCCGAGTGGAGCGGTGACGCCAGGTCCTCCTTCGCAAACCGTTACCGCGAGTGGAACTCCGATGTATTTCGGAAACGCATTGACTGCGCCGGGCGGAGTTCACGCGACTTTCGAGGAGATCATTTCTGGAACGCCGGCGACGGTCTCGATCGTCATTCAGGGATGCATGCGCGGAGGCACCTGCGACACTCTCGACACTTACACCACTGTTGCGAACTCAAATCGAGCGCCGACCGTCTCGCAGGTTTACGACTACTTCGTCGTCACGCCTTCGTGGACCGGAGGCACGAGTCCGAGTGTGAAGGTGAACTATAGCTGCCGCTGAAAAAAGGGAAATCCCAATGAAACGAATTGCCATTTTGTTCGTATGCCTGGCGCTGAGTGCCACTGCACAAGTCACCGTCGGGCCGAGTTCGCAAACCGTGACGACCAGCGGAACGCCGATGAATTTCGCCAACGCGCTGAACGCACCGGGCGGTATGAGCGCAACCTTCGAAGAGAAGATTGCTGGATCTCCGGCGACGGTCTCGATCGTCATCCAGGGCTGCATGCGTGGAGGCACCTGCGACACGCTCGACACTTACACCACGGTCGCGAATGCGAATCGGCCAGGAACAGCGATCACCAAACTTTATGACTATTTCGCCGTGACACCGTCATGGACCGGAGGGACGAGTCCGTCTGTAACAGTGAATTACTCGATCGCGGCCAACTCGCTCGCGAGCAGCTCCGGAGGAGCAAATCCTGCTGGATCGACGAATGATGTACAGACCAACGGAGGGAGTGGGGCTCTAGGTGCTGTGAACACGCACAGCGTTCCGAGCGGATGTGTGCTTACTGCGAACAATGGTGCGGCGCCGACATGCCAAAACCCAGCGCTCTCGGATTCAGGAACAACCAACTCCGGCGGAGCCTACACTCTCGCGTGCCCGAACACGACGTCGCAAAACGACAACTACCACATTCGCCACTTTGCGTCGGGCGCTAATACCAGTCCCTTGTTGCCTGATTCGACGGCCGCTGGCTGCGCGAACTCCGCTTTCAAAATCGTGATCGACTCCGGAGGGCCCTTTACCTTCGGCCGAACGAACGCGAGTGACACATTCAACGTCTATACCGGGAGCACTCCTCTGCTTGCGCAGACCAGCTTTCAGCTCTCAGCCGGACAGTGGGCTGTTGTCAACAACGGCGGAACAAACTTGTGGGACGTCTCGGTGGTCTCCGGATCCGGAGTCGAGGTCGTCGACACTTGCACCGGGACGGTCGGAACGGCGAATGCTACAGCCTATATCTTTTTCCCTGCTCAGGCCTCGCCATCCACATGTACGGCTTCAAACCTGGGATCGGGAAACACCGAGATCGTCGTAAAAAACCCGGCCGTTGCGCGTCACCTTGCGGCCGCCTCCGGAACGGCCTGCACTTCCGCCGGCACGACGGTGAAGCTGTACAAGAACAACGCCGCAACCGCTCTCGTTTCTAACCTCGGGACGGCCGCGTCGGGAACGTGGGTTTCGGACGATGCCGATTCTGTCTCATTCAACGCGGGAGACACCTACTCGATTCGAGTTGTGACCGGGCAGGCAACAGAAACCTGCGCCAACCTGAAAGCAGTTTTTTTGTGGCAATGAAACGCTGGCTTCTAATTCTGCTTTTGTGGGCGCTTCCGGCATTCGCTGGCGGAGTCGCCGGAGCTCCGACGTGTGGTCTGACGGACACCACGATTCGAACTCCGCCGAACTATGACACCGTTTCGCCGCCGGCGCTCGGTGCCACGTACATCGATGCGACTTATGGCTGTCCGATCACCCGGCTCACCGACGCGATCAATCACCCTGGTTCGCAGACCTGCTCGACGCCGGGAACGTGCCAAGGGAAAATGTTCTACCCTCTCGTGTCTCCAGCCAATGTGAACGACACGCTGGTGTTCAGCAACTTGCTGACGCTGCCGAGCATTGTTCTCGGGCCGGGTCCTCCAGGCCAGGGCAATCCCTATGGAACGGCCGGCGCGATCGCGGTGTCGCAAGCGAATTTTCCTACTTCCGGTACCTGCGGCAACCTGACCAGCCAGCAGTTTGTGATTTGGGACACGGTCAGTTGGAACACTTTCTATTTCACCGGCAACAACAACTTCTGCATGGGAACGATCAGCGTAAACCCTGGCTGCGTTCTGACCAGCAACTGCGCGATCGCTGTGACCGTTCTCGGGACGAACGCGAGCTATACGGCCATTTCGCTGATGGACATTTCGCGCACGACTGATGGCACACATTTCTGGATCGCAGGTCATTCTGGCGGAGCGATCAACGACGGAGGATGCGCAAGTTCGGGGCAGCAATGCGGAATCTTTGAGGTAACGATTAATGCAACCGGAGGCGCGGCGACGACCGCTACCTTCGCTGCCGCGCCATCGGGACTCACGAGCGTCTATTGGCACAAGCTTCAGATGGCACTGAACCAGCGTTTTCAAATCGAAGGTTTGAACGGGGCCAACGCCTTCACCGAATACAACACCGACGGAACGAGCTATGCGACGCTGCTGACGTCTCATCATGACTTCGGACTTTGCGCAGACGGAGTGAGCGAATGCATGTTCGGAACGTGGAGCGTTGGGAC